GGACCTTATCAGCTCGTCGTGTTCCACTTCCTTATCGGTATCTTCTCTTACTTGGGACGCGAATGGGAACTTTCGTACCGACTTGGGATGAGGCCCTGGATCTTTGTTGCTTACTCTGCCCCTGTGGCTGCAGCGACTGCAGTCTTCCTTGTCTACCCATTTGGGCAAGGTTCTTTTTCAGATGGAATGCCTCTTGGCATTTCCGGTACGTTCAACTTCATGTTGGTCTTCCAGGCTGAACATAACATTCTTATGCATCCTTTCCATATGCTTGGTGTTGCCGGCGTATTTGGTGGGTCGTTGTTCTCAGCTATGCATGGTAGTCTTGTCACCTCTTCTCTTGTGCGTGAAACGACTGAAAATGAAAGCCAGAACTATGGCTACAAGTTCGGTCAAGAGGAGGAGACTTATAACATTGTTGCAGCGCATGGTTACTTTGGACGGCTTATCTTCCAATATGCGTCGTTTAATAATAGTCGCTCTTTGCATTTCTTCCTTGCCGCTTGGCCCGTTGTGGGGATTTGGTTCACTTCTCTTGGCGTCAGTACTATGGCGTTTAACTTGAATGGATTCAATTTTAATCAATCTATTATTGATCGTCAAGGTCATACCATTAATACTTGGGCTGACATTCTTAACCGTGCTAACCTTGGTTTTGAAGTGATGCATGAACGGAATGCCCATAACTTCCCGCTTGATTTGGCAGCTGCTGAGACCACACCTGTGGCTCTGACTGCACCAGCAATCGGCTAACTTTTAATACGGAATCCTCTTATTAAAAGAAACAGGTATTTACTTTAATTCGTACGTTCAACCTTCGGGTCGCATGTTGCCTAGTCATGGAACGGGGGCTAGGTTTATTTTGTACGAACTATGTCTATTAATCTTATTCGTTTCCTTGAATCACAACGTCGTCGTGCTGAGCGTTATCGTGTTGATGCGCTTCGCTATCGCGGTGTTGAATACAAGAAGTAATCTGGTGACACAGTGCGTACTGAACGCACACTGGGAGGGGTTCGATTCCCCTCCTTACTTATTGGTTAGAGCCGGTACGCCGACACCTCTAGCCGCAGCTGTGGCATTGAGACGCCCTGAGATCTCAAAAACTTTTAAAACCATGGTAACAAATTTGCAAATTGCCTGGGCTGCCGGGCTCTTTGAAGGAGAAGGTTACATTACACGCAATGGAAAGTATCCTAAAATCGGTCTCACTATGACTGATAAAGATGTTGTCAATAAATTTGTAGCTATATTTGGTCTGGGGAATGTACGCACTCGAGAGCGTCATCCCTGCAAAACCCAATATGAATGGCAAATTGTTGGTAAACAGTGTAAAGTAATTCTAGAACAACTTCTACCTTATCTTGGAGAACGTCGTGCCTACAAAGCATTAAATGCTTTAGACGATATTGAACTCTAATTTAAAAAAACAATGGCTTTTCAATCTTCGGTTAACCCCGCTCAGCTTACTCAGCTGGGTCAGGCTAACCTTGCGGGTGATACCCGCGCTCTTTATCTGAAACTCTTCTCTGGTGAGATGTTCAAGGGCTTCCAGCACAACACCATCGCTCGCGATCTGGTGATGAAGCGTACCCTTAAGAACGGTAAGTCTCTCCAGTTCATCTACACCGGTCGTACCAAGAGTGAGTTCCATACTCCTGGTAACAGCATCCTGGGTGATAGCAACAATGCACCCCCGGTGGCTGAGAAGACCATCACGGTCGATGATCTGCTGATCTCCAGTGCATTCGTGTATGACCTTGATGAGACCCTTTCTCATTATGACCTCCGTTCGGAGATCTCTCGTAAGATCGGTTATGCTCTTGCTGAGAAGTATGACCGCTACATCTTCCGTGCCATCACTCGTGGTGCACGTCAACCTTCTCCAATCTCTGCTACCGGCTATGTTGAGCCCGGTGGTACTCAGATTCAAGTCGGTACTGGTACTGGTGCGGAAGCTGATGCTTATGACTCTGCCAAGCTGGTTGCTGCATTCTATGATGCCGCTGCTGCTCTGGATGAAAAGGGTGTGTCTTCCGACGGTCGTGTTGCTGTCCTGAACCCCCGTCAGTACTATGAGCTGATCCAAGCTGTCGGTACTAACGGTTTGATCAACCGTGATGTCCAAGGTACCGCACTGCAAGGTGGTGAAGGTATCGTGGAAATCGCTGGTATCAAGATCTACAAGTCGATGAACATTCCGTTCTTCGGTAAGTATGGTGTGAACTACGGCGGTGCTGTTACTGATCCTGGTAACACTGGCTCTTTCATTGGTACTACCCTTGAGGATGCTTCTGATGCTACCTCTGGTGTTAACAACGACTACGGTACTGCTGCTGAAGTCGGCGCCACTTCTTGTGGTCTGATCTTCCAGCGTGAAGCTGCTGGTTGTGTGGAAGCTATCGCCCCTCAGGTGCAAGTCACCAGCGGCGATGTCTCCGTTATCTATCAGGGTGATGTGATCCTGGGTCGTCTCGCCATGGGTGCTGACTACCTGAATCCTGCTGCTGCTGTTGAGCTTTATGCTACTAACGTGAAGCCTTCTGCATTCTGATCTTTATTTTGGGAGTCCTTTCGGGGGCTCCTTTTTTTTAATTTTTTATTGAGAATAAAACTCATTATCAATTATGCCTTATCCTACCACTGGCCCGAACACCGAACTACAAGCTGTTAATCAGATCCTGGCGTCAGTTGGTCAGGCTCCTGTAACCACGTTGGCAACTGAAACTACTTATACCATTGAACAGATTGGTAGCTTTGTTGGTTCTATTACTGGTACTGTATTAAGTACTGATGAAGTACTTGAACTTGGTACTTATATTTCTGGTGTAGGTGTAACAAACAACACGACTGTTGTTACTGCCTCTTCACCTAGTGCTACATCGTTTGCATATGACTACACACTAAACTTGTCGTCTAGTGCAACGGGTAATATTACAATGAATAAAGCTGTAGTTTCTTATGAAGTAGAAACACAAACCAACCCGGACGTTGCGATTGCTTATAATACTTTAACTGAAGTCACACGTGAAGTACAATCAGAAGGCTGGGTTTATAACACAGAACGTAACTACGCTGGATTACAACCTGATGCATCTACTAAAAAGATCACTATTCCTAATAATGTAATCCAAGCAGACCTAAGCCAAGACTATGTAAATAATCTTGGTCGTAATGTTGTAAACCGTGGTGGTGTTCTTTATGATACCATTACTCATACTGATGTATGGGATACAGATGAAACACTTTACTTAGATGTTTTGTGGGAGTTTGAATATGAAAACATCCCTCAACCTATTCAAGCCTATATCGTAGCACGTGCTGCAGCTATTGTATCTAGTAGGGTTATTGGTGATCCTAATCAATACCAAATGCTGCAACAGAAAGAAGCGTATGCAAGGGCAATGGCTCTTGAATATGACTGCAATCAAGGTGACCATAGTTTCTTTGGTGCACCACAGAACGGTAACTATTATAAAGCATACAGTCCTTTCAATACCCTGATTCGATAATGCCAGCAATCACACAACAAATCCCTAACTTTTTAGGTGGTGTATCAAGACAAAATGATGACAAAAAGCTAGAGGGTCAGGTATCTGAATGCATTAATGGTTATCCTGATCCTACCTATGGTCTTCTTAAAAGACCTGGTATGCAGTTTACTAATGTTTTGAAAAAAGCAAACGGAGATGCATTTACTAAAAGTGAGCTAGAAGATGCTGCATGGTTTTTTATTGATCGTGCTGCAGCTGGTTCTTATATTGGCGCTATCAAAGGCTCCAATATTTATGTATGGACTGCTGACGATGGTACATGGTGTACTGTCACCAATAACGGTGGTTCTTATTTAACTGGCACTAAGCAGAGTGATTACCATTTTCGTAGTATTCAAGACACCACTGTTATTACAAACAAGACAGTAACCACTGCAATGCAAGCTGATGGTACTTACACCGCTAATACAGTAGGTACTATTAAACTGCTTGGTATTGACGACAGTAATTATACGGTAACCCTACAGGGTGATGACATAACGTTTTCACCACAATCTACAGAAACATTTGATGATATGTTGCTGTATGATGCTAGTAGTATAAACACTAACCACCACATGGTTGACGCTATTGTAGCTTACATCCAAGCTCGTCAATCAGCTAGTGACCCTGATTTTACTGGTCGGTGGTATATTGAAGGTTACTCCAACAGCTTGGTTATTAGATACACCGATGAAGCCACTGGTATAGTTACTGATTACAGCACTCCTGGTGGTAACCCACAGGCATTTACTATTAGTGCTCGTGGTGGTATTGGTAATAGTTTTATTGAAGCATTTCAAGATGATGTAGTTGACATTAGTAAGGTGCCTGCTGAATCCTTTGATGGACATAACCTTAAGATTCTAAATAGCTCCACTACTGATGATGATTATTATGTAAAATTTACTGCGTATAATGGTACTGGTGGTGCTGGTTATTGGGGAGAGACTGTAGCACGTGATGTGTCTCCAGGACTTGACGCAACCACCATGCCACATATCTTGTCAAATACGGGTGCAACTACTTTTACATTTGATCAAATTACATATGTACCCCGTAGTGCTGGTGATAATAATACTAACCCCGTACCATCTTTTGTAGGTAATAAAATTAGTTCTACCTTCTATTATAGTAATAGGTTTGGTGTATTGTCGTCAGATAATGTAATCTTTAGTGTTGCTAACGATTCATTCAACTTCTTTGCTAAATCAGCTTTAACACAGATTGCATCAGATCCGATTGACTTGAACGTATCTAGTGTACGTCCAGTTGTATTGTCAGATGTGTTGCCTTCACCTCAAGGTCTTTTGTTATTTAGTGAAAGACAACAATTCCAAGTGTATGCTACTGATTCTAGTATCTTAACTCCTACTTCAGCTGTTATCCGTACACTCTCTAATTATGAGATGGCTACAGATATTGAACCTGTAGATGTCGGTACAACAGCTGCTTTCATTAGTAGAGTGCCTGGTTACAGTAAACTATTTACCTTATCACTACGTGATGTAGAGCAATCTCCTATTGTTGTAGACATCAGTAAAGCTGTACTTGAGTGGATTCCAGATACTATTGATGGTATCTCTACAAGCCCACCAAACTCAGTAGTTATGTTAGTCGATAGAGATACATCTTATTTGTATCTTTATAGGTACTATAACAATGGTAAGGAAGATTTATTTCAAGCTTGGACTAAATGGGAACTACCTGGTACTATTCAAGCGTCACGTATTATCAACGATAATGTTGTAATTGTACAGCAACATGAAGATGAATATACGATTGGTTCAGTCACTTTAGATGAAATACCAACTGGAAGTATAATTTCAACATCTGATGCATTCTCAGGTAACCCTTCTTTAGACATGGCTACACGTCCTGTTAGCCCTGATGGTGGTGTTACTGATCCTGTAGTATATGATGATAATGCTGAAGTTACTAGGATTTATGTACCATATACTCCAATTGCAAACCGTCAAGCTGCAATGCTTTTATCAATACCAACAGCAGATGCAGGTACAGATGCTCAAACAGAGTCTGACCTAGGATTTTGGAGCACTGCAACTGCAAAAGTAGATGATAATGGTTACGATTATTTTGAAGTAGACGGAGATTTTTCTCAATATACTGACGGTATTATTGTAGGTTATAATTACAATATGGAAGTAGTTTTACCTAAGTTTTACCTAAAAAGAGACGTTAATTATACTGATTACACAGCCACTCTTATTGTCTCTAGAGTTAAATTTTCTGTTGGACGTACTGGTGCAGTTCAATTTGAGATAAGAACACAAAATTCTAATCAGTGGAAAAAGCTTGATCATACATCTAATTCTGAAAAGCTTTCTCATAATTATAATCCAGTACCACTTGAAGGTGTTTTAACAGTTCCTATCCATCAACGTAATACAAACTTTGAACTTAAATTGACAAGTAATTTCCCGTACCCGGTATCGTTGGTGTCGATGATGTGGGAAGGTAACTACTCCCCACGTTTCTATAGGAGAACTTAATGAACGATTTTGAATTTAATCCTAAAGGACCGGACCTACTAGACCAACAACTAGCCGAGTCTGGTCTTGAAATGAGCATTACTTGGGCAGGTGCTGGTCTACTATTTAACGTAGGTAGCAGCCTGGCTCAAGGTTTTATGGGTTCTAGTGCAGCCCAAAAAGCTAATGATCAAGCCCAAAAAGATTATGAAGCACAGAAACTTCAAGCACATAATGCTGCATTAATTCAAAATGCTTACCAAGATGTTTCATTTGGCATTGAAAAACTTAACTACCAAGTTAACCGTAAGTATGAATATGCTAATGCTTTACGTTCTTGGCAGTATAATGAAAGCATTCGTGACTTTGAATACCTACAAGCTATTAAAGAGTACGGTAAGTCTGTAGAAAACACTGCTGATCAACTTACTTACAATAGTGTAGCTGAGTTAGAAGCACGTGAAGCTGAACAAGCTGCATTAAATGAAATCTACAGAGAAGATGCATTTAACAGACAAGGTGCTCTTGTAGATCGTTTGCAGTCTGAAGGTCAAGCTGCTTTGTTGCAATCTGGTAACTCTTCTAAAAAAGCCCTACAATCTACGATTGCAAGTCTTGGCAGAAACGCTGCTATTATGGATGCTAGTTTGTCTAGTTCTGTTGAGCAAAGCCAACGCAACATGCGTAGTATTTCTATGGCTAAGTATGGTGCAGACCTACAAGCCAAGGCTAGCATGATGATTAAACCTGAAGCAATGCCTGGCATGACTAAACCTACTATAACTCCAGAGCGTATGTTTGCTGCACCGATGCCTATCTCTGCTGCACCTGTGGCTAAACCTGTTATGCAAAGTACCACTGCTCCTCTTGTTAGTGGTATTGCTAGTGCTGCTAAAACTGCTATGGAATTTGACTGGTCTAAGTTTAATAAAATTGGAGGCTAATGGCTAAACAAACACAATTTCAAAAGTCTGCGCGGTCAACTGGTTTCCAGCCTATTCAGGTAAGCAACAAAGACATCGCTAACATGCGTGCTGAAAGCCAGCGTGTTGCTAATGGTATGCGTGATGCCCGTAATGCAGAGATCACAGAACGCGAACGACAACAACGTGCACGTCTAGAAAACCAACGTCTAGAGTCTTCTGAGCGTGAACGTAATTTACGTATCCTCACCCAAAATGCTGCAACTGAACGTCAACAGCTGCAGCTAGAATCACAACAAAAACTAAAACAACTAGAAGCTAATCAACAAGCTTCTGCTCAAATCTTTAAAAGTGTTGCT